ACAGGAATCAGTACAAATACATTTACAGGTTGCGTAGGTGATGCTACATTTACAGATTTAGTAGCAGGTAATATTAGCACTTACAAAGTTGTTCCATCGTATTATGTTCCCGCAGGTTCAACAAGATTCTTTGCCGCAAGAAGAATGCGTGACCATGCAGAAGTAAGTGGAAACAGCCCCGACATGCATCATACTCATTATTTCAATCTTGCAACACCACTTGCTCATACGGTATTCTCGACACCGAAAATGACACCATTGGCATTGCCAAGAATGGGTCATCACTTTGTCAATCCAACAATGGCCGTCTTACCCGGTCATCTTGCACACCCTGCATATCAAGGACTGTACAACAAACACCGAGCAATCCGTTCAGCAACATTAGAAGCAGAAGAAACTAAATTGCTCAAAGAACAAAGTCTTGGTGATTTGAAAGCAGATATATCAACCACACTTACAAACAAATTACACGGCTACGATACACTCATGACTTTCGGAGCATTGACAGGTACACCAAGTGGTCCAAGTGATATTCACGGCGGGGCGTTTTCATTGCTGTTTGAAACAAAACTGCGTAGCGACGGCTACGGTGTATTGGCATCCGAAGGGCAAGCAGGTGTTGTCAATTCAGCAGGTGGGCATACTATTGTCTTAGAGGCCGCCGCTACATACACGCTAAAACACCACTTCCCCGACCCATCCGAAGTAGGTGCATATCAAATCGTAATACAGCCCAATTTACACAAATCGCAATTGCTTGGCTTTCATCGAAATTCAAATGTTGATGCTGTACCAATAGTACCCGATGTTACTGAACTTACAAGCCAACAAGTCGCTCTCGTAGTGGGCATAAGAGAACCCGATAGTGCTACAGGAGGTCTTGGATTAGTATTGGCTGAGGCAACGATGTGCGATGTTCGTGGCTGTGAAGTGTTCATCAATGAACTCATCATAGACCACGACCCCGACCATGCAAGCCAATTCACTAACATTCCACCGTTAATGTTGTACAACCCATTGGGAGTACAAGAAACAGAAGCCCCTGCATTTACTCGTCGTACACTTCCATATCATCCTCAAATGTTTGTAAAAGCAACACCCGGCTTTACTACAAACATTCCGTGGTGGAGTATTTTACATAAAGAAGGTGTACTTAACACAGGTGGTACGCATAGAGCAGGTGGTTTTACTCATCTTAATCATCACAAATTTGACAACTACTATGAATTTATTCGTGCAGGTGCGGGTAGTATTGCTTGTCAATTAACTCTTGCAGGTTATCCAAGCACTTATCCAAGTATGTACAATGATATTCTTGAAAACATAAGTCTTAACCCTGTAGCAACATTTGTTTCATCAACATCATTGACTATTGTTGTTGATGATGCAAGAGGATTTCCTCACAGACCTTTGTACGGAATGCTACTTGAGTACACTGATGCAGATGGGGTAAGAAGAACACACCCATATGAAGAAAGGAGCGGTTATGAAAGCGGTAGTATGAATGAGTATCACACATTTTCATATCAATCTGGTGGTGGTTACGCAAGTTCTTTTACGAGTAATTTAACTGCGGGTACAAAGATTCGTCTTACTCGTGCTTACGATTTCCGACCAGCAGGTGCTATACTCAAAGAATCGAATACAAGCATGATTACACGCATATTGCCTCAAACACTTCAAGGAAGCCGTGATACAAACAGCCTACATTTAGCAGATGCGTTCCTATGTTTATGGCATCCGAATCTTGGTCGCCCTCATACATTTTATTCCGATTCATCTCGTACATGGTTAAATCCAACAAGTGACAGGGCGATAGACCAAAAGCCACTCAATAGTATGCCCGAACACTTTGAAACAATACATTATCATGACGCTACTTACTATGCAAGTCTTGGACCTTTTGCTTTGCAAAGAAAAACTCCTGTACCTGCTACACCATACAAAAATGTTGGAAACGATGTACTGAAATATGGAAGTCATACAGGTAACACAATAACTACATCTGCTCCCCATACAGGTTTAACCGCTACTCAAAAATTAAGTGTTGATGGAAGAATATACACTGTAGCAAGCACTACTCCTACAACATTTACAACAAATGAAACCTTACCAGCGAGTATTACTCCCGGTTCTGTTATTTACAAATTAGGTGATGGAAGTATGGATATTGCACATAATCTTGAAATTACCTTTTTTACAACAGGTTATAATATACAAAATCAAGGTGGACAAGCCGACAGTGGAGATACAGCAACGAAGGTTATGTTGAACCATTATTGGTCATGTGGTTCTCGTGGCGGTCCACTCATTAGCAGACTTGATGGGTATGGGTATGTATCATCCGCATGGCATCTTCCAAGAAATTACGCATTTGATGGACCTGTATGGACAGACCAAGACGATGACGGTTCGTATGTGGTAAGTAGTGGTGTAACAAATGATTCGTATGACGGCATTTCAAATCCTACCCGTACTCGACCATTTGGGTATAGGTTTGGACTAAGACAACCGTACAATAAACCACAATGGTCTATTTATGGTATGAGGGCATTTAGAGAAGCATCATTACTTTCCGCTCCCTACACAGATAGCACTGTTGGTTATCCACATGGACCACTTGTACAGGCTGAAACTGAAACATGGACATACGCAGGTGGGTCGGGGTTGGCTAACGCAACATATCCGAATACATACATCGGAATTATGGAAAGACAAACGAACTTTAGCGGTATGCTTGGTGTTGATAAATACGAATGGCAAGTACGGTATAGCGATGGTATGCGTGTTACCCGACCATTTGGTTGTCCTGTTCGCACGCTACGAAATGCTTCAACCGTCATTCGTGATTGGTGGGGCGAAGGCAACGGTAAGGGTATTTACAAGATAGATGAGGCTGTTGGTTACTATCTTGTTGATTGGTGGGGCAACACTCGTGGAGAAGATGTACGACGACACCCTGTACGAAGTTTCGGTATTCGACCCGCATGGGATGCGGCAGATGTATATGAGTATGACAGAACAAACGGCAATACACCATATGCACGATTGTACAATAGTGGAGCACCTGTTGTCAATATGAAGGGATTGATTGATGCTTCGGGTAATGTAAGTGTAGCAACAGGCTTTACAGTGCCTCGTTTTGGTGGTAGGTTAAACAATGTCAATAACAATGATTCAACCATTCTCGTTGATGTGTATATGCCTACCAATGCTAACCGTGTAGGTGATGATGGGCATGGCCGTGGCCTACGCTATCCTACAGCATTCAATGAAGATGTACTTACTGCACTTGATGAACCTATACACACGACAGGCGTTGTACTATCTCATCACACGGCTGAACCAAACATGAATGATGGTTACATACGAGCGAGAAACGATGTACTGCAAGCAGATGAAGTACCTCGTGGTATTAGTGCAAGACTCAACATAGATGAAAATGGACTACTCAAGCCCGAAGCCGTAGTAAGTGATAGGGTCGAAACAGTTGTAGGCGATTCGCCGCACAAGGATGCAGTAAGCCGTAGTAGTCCTCGTATTGGACTCGATACTGAAAATCTTGAGGGTGTTGATGACAACCTTATCATTATCAACACAGAAGCACACAGTTTGCATACAGATAGAAATGTAGGACAGCGTGTTATATTGCAAGGTGGATATACCGCAGGTTCACAAACGATTGGACATTATGATTTAACAGGTATAAACTTCGGTACACAACCAGACGGCGGAGCAATGAAACTATCTCATACATCAAACTTCAATCCTCTCGGCGGTACATATCTTGCTGAATCTCGCAACTTTGTTTCACCAATAAATGATTATCAATGGGGCGGAATAAGTGGGGCTAACAAAACATCAAACCCATACGAAACAAATGTATTTGATTCTTCATCTCAACAAACCAATTTGACTGACAAGAAAGTGACATACATGATGCGGCCAATTCGATTACTCGATAAACAACATGTTGAGATGTTTAGACCGAACAATAACTTACACGCTTCTTCGCCGCAATACGGCAGTAACTTCTTTTCGGCTACGGCAGGTGGTAAGTATGGTATGTTCATGTACGAAATTGAAAACGGTAGGGCGGCGGATGGGTACTACATTCGTAGCACCAACCCCGATGGCAACCCACCTTACGCTCCGTTGTATGTAATGGACACAGGTGCAGATGATGCAACGCCTGTAAGCAAAGGGCCGAAGATAATCGGTACGGAAGAATCATCATTTGATTCAACTTTGTTGGACAATGAAATTACTCGTGTTGTAATAAGTGAAAATACACTTCAACATTACAGGTCGGATGCACCCCGAAGAAGAAGCCATAGCGAAGGAGAAACAAAGCAAGAGCGAATGGATTTCACCGTCAAACCAAGATACTCTCAATCTCTTCATCAAAAAGGACATAAAGGAGATGTTTCTTACAATGAACAAGACCATAGTGGTGATGCATCATGAATCCAATGAATGACGCATGGAATCTTCTTAAAGCCAAACAATATGACTGTGAAGATTATTCACATAAAGAAGGATGGAGTTATTGCGGTAGGCCCGATTGTGCTTCATGTGGTGGATATAAAGAGTTAGAAAAAGCACAAAAGCGTGACCCACGCCTCGCTCGTGCGGGTGTGAGTGGGTTTAACAAACCAAAGCGTACACCTAATCATCCTAAGAAATCACATATTGTTGTAGCGAGGTCGGGTGGAAAAACAAAGACTATTCGATTTGGTGAACAAGGTGCAAGTGTGGCTGGCAAACCAAAAGCGGGTGAATCTCAACGCATGAAAAATAAGCGTAAATCATTCAAATCTCGCCACGCTAAAAACATTGCTCGTGGTCCAATGAGTGCCGCATATTGGGCTGATAAGGTCAAGTGGTGAGGATGGTTGCCATTTGAGAGTCAAGCCCAAAGGCGTTTTATGTATGCAAAACACCCAAAGTTGGCTCGTGAATTTGAGGCTAAAACTCCAAAAGACAAAAAATTACCCATGAAAAAAGAACTCCCTCAAGGGCAAACCCGATTCGGTATGCAATCAACCCTTGACGGTGGAGTACAAGCAACCTTAACTCCTATTGAAGAAGCAAAAGCACAGGCTGAAAAGAACAAGCAAGAGGCAATGGAACGCCAACAAAGAGAACAATGGCGTGCCGATATTGCTAATCAACCCGGACAACAAAAATTAGCAATGAGTAAAGCATGGGTTTTCCTCAAGGCTACTCGCCAAACGGAGTTGGGTGAGTTTCATCCCGATTTACCAAGTTCGTATGGGCCGGTGAGAGGAGCACGCTACACAAAAGAGTCTCGCAGAAAACAAATCCAAAGCGAGGGTATGAAGGCTTTACCAACAAAAGGTTGGAAGCAATATCATAGTGAAGACATGCCCGAAAAAGCAGTTTGGGCGTGGATGCTTAATAACAATATTGAACCCACGACGAGCAACATGGAGAAAGTCGTAAGGATGGTACACGATATGGGTGGTGAAGTGTCGGCTCGTTCACCCACAGGAGCGATGGATGTATGGGGGATAAGAGGTAATAGGCTTAACGATGCTTATTTGGATGAATCGTATTCTCCCGATGAGTTCGGGGAAAGGCAGTTGTTCAATTCATATGCAATTCCACAAAACATTCCACCCGAAGCACTTGTAAGAATTGGAAGAACAAGTGAACAAGCGAGATTGAATGAGAGCCTATATCCCGAACAGCAAAAGCGTGACCAAGACTTCATTGAATGGAGGGAAACGCAATGACCGCCTTTCACAAAGCATGGGTTTTCCTCAAGGCTACTCGCCAAACTGAATTAGGTGAGTTCCATCCCGATTTACCAAGTTCGTATGGGCCGGTAACTATGACTCGATGGCATCCTACAATGGATTGGTATATGCAAGACCCAAGATTAGAATTAGAAGATTTAAGTGTTGCAGAAAAAAGAGCAAAAATTGAACAGGCAATTCGTGATAAAATATTACATCCACCTGCTGAAAGGTTAATCCATACAGGTCTTATTGGGTCTGAGCCTCATCCCGATGCAATTGATTGGGAACATGATATAATCATGCAACACGGTTTTAAAGAATTCAATCCCGATTATGGTATAGTTCCATTTAATTTATTTGAAGAACTATACGATGACAAAGGAAAAAGAGGGTCTTTTGTTGCACCTCCCGATGTTCCAATACATCAACATATAAATCCAGAAGATAGAAAATGGATAGGCATTCGATTACCTGCTGAAATTACAACAGGTCAATTCCGCAATGAAGGTGATGTGGGTGAACCAGCAGAAGCATATTTAGAACAAGATATACCACCCGAAAGACTTGTTCAAATGCCAAGTTTCGGAACTGATTATTTTGACCAAATTCAATGGCAACCGAGAGATGGTCGAATGGCTCTTGGTTGGAGTAAAGAATTTCAACCTTTAGTACAAGAAACTCGTGAATCTTGGCTTAGGGGTGATTAGTAATGGCAGTAATCAGCAATACCCGAAAAGGTCGGTACAATACTGATGCTGATGAAATTATGAAACATGTGCGTAAGCCTGTTTTTGTTGATAACGCAGTACATCATGCTCGTGTTTCTATTCAAACATCACCAAAAGCAAAAGTAATTATTGAAAAAAGTAATTCTCGTACATTACAAGTTACACCGGAGCGTACATATCAATTGGTTGAAGGTGAATCATACATACAACTTACACACAATGAACAACCCGGTCATTCAAGTCTTGCCGCTCCTTTCTTTGCTGATAATGTTATTTCATCAACAAACAAACCAATGTTAATTTACAATGCTGATGAAACAAATCAAAGGTTGCTTCCCCATACAATAGAATCAGCATCGTATGGTGTAATTGCAAATTTACGAAACATGAAAGGTAAAACATTGAGCGGTATAGGTTTTACAAATAACATCGTTAAAATGGGGCAACCAATAGATGTCGGTCTGCGTACTACTGATTTAGCAATCCGACTCGGTGAATCAATCAATAGCGGTGCTACAAGTGTCAATATATCACGACCAAAAAACTCAACAGCATCATCTGCTCGTAAGCATAGTACACGATTTGTAGGTCAAGACTTCAACAATATGAATTTGATGACAGCACTTCGATTCTTAGGCCGACATGATAGCCGTATGTTGTTGCTTGATAGATTTGGTAACTTACTTTACATACCGATTACATTTAGTGAAGCGTCAATTTTCGTGGACAAGAATTTCCGATTTGGTGGAAAACAAGATAATCCAATAGAAAACATATCCAATCGTGTTACGGTTCAAGGACACCCATTAGCACTAAACGATTTGGTCATTGTTACTGTTGATGATGTTGAAGGACAGGTGGAGGAGGTTCGTGAAGATTCTTCGCCCGTTGTTGATAATACAGCAAGAACAACAAATGCCGCACGAAGAGTGGCACGACAAATACTCAAATCACGCTCGCTTGCTCGTGGTAGCATATCAAGTGAAGGACACATGAATTTGCTCAACTTAAGACCCGGTATGGCTATCAATTATGGCGGAGAAAAGAAAGTTGTAAGTGAAGTAAAACACATGCCAATGCGTAACATGAGTGACATTACACTCCTCAATTTAGATACAGGTATTGAAGGTATTTTGCAGGGCATAGCAGAAGGAACGACTGTTGGGGTGAATGAAACAAACCCCGCTACTTATGTTCAAGTTGTTGAACAGAATTTGGCTTTGTTTGGAAAAGTCGAATTAAGGATTGTATCAGTTGTTAAAGAGCGTGGGGTATTTAATACGGCGTACCTTATCGGAGGTGTTAAGGGAACACATAATCGAGGGCTACTCGGCAAGAACGGGCTTCCGATTGGTGCGAACAAGACGAGACAAAGGAGGAATCTATATGCCGATTAGCGATTATATGCGTCGTCTTTTGCTTGACACTTTGGCTGATAATATCAATGAAGTTATTTTAGGTTTTGATGGTACACCAGCCACTACTGACGACGGTGCGGCAGGTCGCCCCGCCATCACTCTCACTCCTACGATTACTATTGTTGATGACACTTCATTACTTGTTGAAGCAAAGTTACCATACGATACAACATTTACTGATAAAATAAAAGAGGTGTATATTCAATTTCGTGGTGCAACAGAATTTACACCTGTTGCACGATATACAATTAACCCAATAACTAAATCTTCATCAAATGAATTGAAGATACAAATAGCAATTGAGGTGGCATAATGACAGGGAATCCATTATCGGGGCATACGGCGGCAAACCAAGCATCCATGACGGGTAGCGGGGTATTTACAGATAGTTTAGAAGATGGAGAGCATATCACAAGCCCATCGCTTACCAACATGCTTGAAGGTGTGCATGGTAACGGTATCATACTTGAGGAAGATACAGCCTCATCCGACAGTGACCGTAATACTCCCGAAGATTTGCCGGGTGTATGCGAACAAGTAACGAACAGTTACACTGTGCGAATTGAAGGTGGACACGCTGTAATTGACGGTGTAGTATATGCGTTTGCAGGTGGACCCGGCTCAACTCAAGATGTTGCTTTTACTACAACAAGTCCTCATCGAAGAGCAACTTACAGTGCTCTTACAACAGGTCAAGAAGTTCTCATCGTTGTGTATGTATCAACAGATACAACAAATCAGTGCATTACATGGGAAATGGGTACACCCGTTACAACAGCATCAAACACATACCCAACCACCCCATCAGCATTTCTTAGTGAGCCTAAAAGTGGATTAACGGTAAAACAAAGTGTAGTGCTTGCTGTTATTCGTGCGGTGTATTCTGGTACAGGCGGCGACCTTTATCTTAATATTAGTGAAAGCAATGATAAGCGAATATTTGTACGACCTAATCCAATTTATTTCACACCCGTTACTACAGGTATCGTAGGTGCTACAACAGCAGTAAGTGGTCACGCCGCCCTCGATAGCCTACACTCCGAAACAGGTAACTTGGCGGCAAGCCGACTCGGTGCGATGTGGCAATCATACAACGCAGACGGTGATGCAAATTTGTATTACTCGTCAAAAGATTCGGGAGGCACACGGCATACACATCTTCTCGGTCCAACTCATATTGATGTTTCATCTCCCTCATCAAACCAAACATTTACTTTTGGGAGTAATCAAATTTTTGTCCTCACCCCATCCACTACCATTAACCTCAATCCAAGTGGTACATTTCCACCCGGCTACACCGTGTTTGTAAGCGTACCAAGTGGAAGCACTGTAACATTCGATAGTACAGGATTGAATTCAAATGTAGTGGCAACTGAGGCTACAATGTTCACCTACGATGGAAGTGCGTGGAAGAAAGTGATGGTAAGCGGTACAGTAAGCCCTGCTTCATCGGGTGCAAGTGGTCTTGTGCAACTCTCCGATGGTGCTGGTGGATTCACAAGCGATGCCGACTTATCGTGGGATGCCGTTGGTGGAGAATTGACTGTGAATGGTAAATTAACTGTTACAGGACTCATTGACCCCACGGGGCTTGAACTTGACCCTCAAGGTGCTAATCCCGGTGGCGTAGCCGGTAATACACTATGGCTCGACAGTGGAGCATCCAACCGACCGAAAATTGGCTCTAACGCTGTTATGCGTGCAAACGATAACATCAGTGAACTCACTAACGATGCAGGTTTTACTGATGCCGCCGCCGCCGCATCAGCCGCCCCTGTACAAAGCGTGAACAGTGCAACGGGTGCTGTAGTTTTAGATGCTGATGATTTGGCTGATGGTTTAACTAATGTGATGATGACAACATCCGAAAGAAATAAATTAACAGGTATAGCAACAGGGGCTACTGCTTATGTTGATGCTGACGCAATTGCCGCCGTTGAAGGAGAATCCACATTGGATTTAACAGGAACAGTAACTGTTCAAAGTGATTTAAAATTATCAGTAACTTCTAATGATGTTATTATTGAAAATACTTTTTTAGACAAAGATATATTTCTTAAAGGTAATTTTGGAGGAACTCCAACAAATATTGCACAAGTTGATGTTTCTGCTAAGGCTTTAATTGTTCCCGACAAGATATATGCAAATAGTATGCAATTAGGCTATGGAACAGGGCCAGCAAAATTACAAGTTTATAATGCAGGAGATGATTTAGAAATTTATGCCGCAGGAACAACGGGTGGTAATGTAAAAGTCATAGATATTACAGCAGGAATAGACGGTGCAGAAGCAAATAGAATTGTTGATATTTCGGGTAATTTATCTGTGAGTCAAAATGTTGGCTTCTTTGGAACAGCACCCGCTTCTCAAACAGCAGTTCCAAGTTTGGGTCCTCAAGCAGGTGCTCCAACAGGTGTGCCAACTCCACCGGGTGTTGGTGATACAGCACACGCAGATTTTACCACAGCAATCAATCAACTCAACATCAACATTAACAATATTCAAACAAAATTAGATGACCTTATCACTTCACTAAGTAACTTGGGGTTGGTATGATGGACAAATGGTTAGACGAATATGTGGAAAAAATAATGAGCATACAAGTAGTAAAGAACGCTATCTTTTCAAAGCCTCAAAATGGTACTGCTTCTTTCTTCTCACGGTTGGGTCGAGCCAAAACTCCCCGCAGTGAGGACAAAACATAAGATATGCTCGCTCTCTATCACCATCAACGAATCGTGCAATCATTCTTCTTGGCACATCTATAGCCCCGCAACGAGGACAAGGTTGCTGTAGCCTATCAAACAATTTACCCATTGTATCACTGTGTAGGTCGTCGTGCAATAATGTCGTCAATGCGTAAGATAGCATTAGTAACTTCTGCCGCACTTAGCACCGCTTGACGAACTAATTCAACGGGTTCAATAACCATATCTTCAAGCAGGTCTTTGACACCACCATTGGTTACATTTGGACCTACCGATGTGTTGCCTTGAAGAATCTCGTGTCGCATAGCAAGAATGGTGTCAAGTGGGTCATGCCCCGCATTTTCTGCAATCGTGGCAGGGATAATTTCTAATGCGTCAGCAAATGCTTCAATCGCCATTTGTGCTCTTCCACCAATCTGTGCGGCATGTTGGCGTAGGTGTACAGCCATGCGAAGATACGAATTACCTCCACCAACAACATACTCTTTACTGTTCATAACGAGTGAAACTACGCCAAGTGCATCATCAAACCCACGCTCGACTTCTTCAAGTGTGTGCGTTGTAGCACCACGCAATACAAGTGTTGCTTCGTTTGATTCATGTTCGCTATCAACAAACAAATACCAAACATCGTTTTTTCTTTCACGAGTAATTTTTACATCAGCCGCCGCCTCAATATCTTCTGCGGTTTGATAGATTGGAGTATTTGCCATACGGCTCAAAGCACGCAATGATGATTCGGGTACTCTTCGTACCACCATGATATTGTTCTTTTTGAGATGAGCACAAACAATGTCATGTACTCCATCCCGTACAAATACAACACCGCCGTTTGGCAAAGCGGTAACTATTTCTTTTGCTTGTAAAAGTAAATCAGCCTTACCTGCACTCTTGTATGTTTGGAATGACGATGCATCCAATTGCACCTGTACATTTTCTTCGCTCTTTTCAACTTCAAGACCTGCGTTGATGAGAAGCATTTGTGAGTAATTATCTTCACCCTCAAGCACATAGTCCTTATTGACAATGATACCATCATACAAGTAAGAATCTTCTAACGAACCACCTGCAAACGATACGACCTTGACGCTTTCTGCATCACCCGCTTTTTGTACGGCTGATACACAAAGTGAGGCTACTGCATCGAGAGCACTTTCAAGCGTCTTACCTGTGATTGCAGTTTTTGCTACACCTATCAATGCTTCATTACTTTTGTCGCCAATTTTAATTTCATCAGCAAGATACTTGACAGCCATCTGTGCGGCTTCATGATACCCACGACAAATGACATTGGGGTGTAACCCTTTTTCAAACAGGGTTTCGCTGTTGCCTAACAATTGACCTGCGAGTACCACTGTACTTGTTGTTCCATCATAACAAAGAGTTTCTTGAGTTTTTGCAACTTCTGCAATCATCTTCCCGCCCGGATGTGATACATCTAATTCACGAAGAATGGTAGCACCGTCATTTGTTACAATGACATTGCCATGCCCATCCACCATCATTTTATCCATACCCATAGGGCCAAGCGTTGATTTGACTGTTTCTGCTACAGTTTTCGCCGCTCTTATGTTATGTACTTGTGCTGTTCCTTTGTTTGTTTCCTTCTCCATATTTACCACTCAACTTGGATTTCAACGACATCGCCTGTTTCAAGACTTCGTGATGAAATGTAGCCTTCACTCTTACCAAACTCATACAAATCGTATGTTATTTTGGCATCACTCAAGCAGTATTTTGCCACCTCATCATATCGCCCCTCTCTCCAAGCAATCGGTGCATCTGCACTGTTCATTAACTTATTGTCGTTGAATGTAGTTTTTGCAAGCATACCAAGTGTTAAATCAACTTTACCAACACTTAGAGATGCTTTGTTTATCAAATGTCTTGTATCTATGACGGCATCGGATTTACCAAGTAAATCATTGACAGCCCAACAATCGAGTGAATCACGCAATACGGGTAAATCAAATGATTTGATATTATGCCCTATGATTACACCGCCCTTTTCTATGTGTTCTGTTAGGTCATCTCCGAGAGTACGAGGATGTAGGGCTTTTACAACATGCTCATTATCAATGGATTCATCACAATAGATAGTTCCTTTGTTACCATCCCATGTCGCCACGACTGATGGTTCAAACGATGCCGTCTTATCCCAACCTCCAATTTCCCACGAGAAGTTTGTAGTTTCAATATCTAATGCCAACACATCACTCATTTGTACCCTTCCTACGAATATATACACGACCACCAGATTTCTTTCGTTGAAACAAATCACCGCCGTAGTCCTTGAAGTGCCGTTGTGCTGTGCTCTTAGAAACTTTTGCCGTATTTTCATATTGACCCATGACAATTGACTGTAATCTCCAACCGTCGCCAAAGTTTTCTATTTCATGAGGAGTGCATTCAAGATAGACACTCATCATGGATTCAGTAATCTTCGATTCTTTTTGTTTGTTGTTACCAATCTCAACTGAATCTTCAAGCCATGTGATTAGATTTCTAAATATGTCAATCAAAATTTCATGCGACATATCCACATGTTCAGCAGTAATGACCCACGACTCATCAAGCAATGCCATGTGAACAGAAAATATACCAAGATAATTTTCTATCGCAGGTACGAAAGATGCAACAATATCCGACATCGTAGGCGACATGTTGCGAAGTAAATCGTATATTTCATCCGATGATTGTAGTAAAGCAGTTTCAAAATCCTTTGACACACTAAACATTTCCCACATGTGTCGTTGCACTATCTCTTCTTTTTCTTCACTTGAAGATTCACTCCATTGAGTGAAAGTAATTTCTTCAAGATTCAATAATCGGTCACGAATTCTTTTGTCAGTATTTATAAAGTATTCATACAAATCTTCTCTTGAATATTCAACTACATTTGGCTTTTTGTAAAAGGTATTCAATCGAGTATAACTTACATCTTGTCTGTCATCTAAATCCCAATGAGCGTAATGCAACAATACACGCTGAAAGATACCCTTAGTGAGAACATACTCTTTTACTCCCTTTGGAGGGTAAGTGGTAATCCAAAGCGACACAAGTGAAGGACACTCAATTTTGTTTCCTTTCATGTGTTTAACGAGTGTATTATTTCCGCTACCTACAGGGTTACATGCCGTTTGAAGATACAACACTGTTTCTTGACTATGTTTATTCGGTGTTAGAAGGATTGACCCTTCATCGAAATTGATTGCTTTACGACCACTTAAAAGCCCTTCAACTGTTATTACTTCACCTGTAGGCTTACCGTTTCCATCATACTCGGTATCTGTTGAACCAATCAAACCTGCGTCTGTACCCGATGCGAATAACTCAAAAGGAATATCGGCTTCCTTCATTATGTCACTGATGAAGTTCCATGCGATTGATTTACCTGTCCTTGAGGGTTGAATCCAAAACACATGTACTCGTAGGTCCAAATGCGTATCGCCTGTTGGTAGTCGTAAGTATGGTAGTGTTGTTTGACCCTGTATGAAAAAAAACGATAACAAACCCGGTATTTCATTTCTCAATGATGTCAATGAAAAATGGTGTAGGTATGCATTTAATATTGGAAATTTCTGTACGGCTCGGTAATTTTTTACAATAGTCATCTCTCTCATCTCCTTTTTTCTTAGTCAGTTTAAATATTAACGATTGATTTTCCGTTCTTGTCGAACAGGTTCTTCGCTCGTCAATATATCAACTATTAACTTCCTTCTTTTATCTCCTAATCCTTTAATTTGTTTTAACGATTCAGCAAAGCACATCTCTTCTATGCTTCCGCATTTCTCAAGCATCTTCTCGGCAGTTTCATGCCCGATACCCGGAATTGTTGCTATCATATCAACTCGCAAGTCATTTGATGCTACACGCCTCAAAGATTGTGCTCCATGCTTACTTGCGGGTTTGTGGAGTTTGTCATGTAGTTTTACAATAAAAGATGCCGCATCACTTGTTGATGGTGAAAAAAATACTTGGCATTCAAAATCCGACATCAATCGAGCAAGCGTACCTAACAATTCACTTTGTATCTTTGAATAACTAACAACTTTACCATTTTGTTTCATTTGTGCCACATGCTTTTCTATAGAACCGTGTACTACAAGGAAGAATCTTTCATAATTCATATCCATATTTTCAAGTTGCCTCCACAGATGACCACTGTAACTTGATTGGAATAAGTCGGGAATACTCTTAGCCTCAACGCAAGCCCCTCCAAGTAAGTAATCACCCACTAACAAATTTTGTCGAACAACTGTAAGACCAGCATTGTTCGCTTTACGCTCAATAGATTCGCATAGCAATCCTCTTTCATTCGTATCAATTATTAAATGCGGCTTCATCCTTTAACCTCCAATAAGGCATTACATGAGTTTGTCCTAAACCATAACTTATTTTTACAGTTCTTTCAAGTTTTTCAAATTCGGAAGCACGAAGCATATTTGTAACTTCATGCATCGTTGCTCCTCTTTTGTATTTCTTGTTTATCTTATCAAGAATTTCTCTTGAAGTTAATTCTGCACCTTCTAACGCTTCAATTACTTTATCTTTCAATTTCTTTTCTGCCATATTATTCACCTGTTTTATCGTAATACTTACATTTACCTACACAAAATCCTTCGGAGTAAAGCGTGCCACAGGTCGCATGGGAGTAACCTGTCATGACAATGCTTCGTACTTGCCCCTCAGTAATTTCTCTATTAAAATCCACCCATTGCTGTTGTTCACAGATTGACACAATATCAACTATGTGCTTTTCTTTTTCATCATCAGCGACCTTCCAAGCAGGGAAAAACATACGAAACCTATCCGCTAAATAAGAAACAAAGTGGTATCTCGCACGATGGATAGGATTGCCTCCACCCATCGCCGCCTGTGATAAGCAAGGCAGTATATGCACATCATCAAACAATACTGTAGGTAAATCAACAGCCTTACCGTTGTGTTGCTGTGCTATCTTATTAACAATTATTTTCATCGTTAATTTATTTTGACCGAGAGGGTAATACCCCCGCCTCGATTCTTGAGCAAGATTCATCAAATCATCATGGCTAAGTGTGAGTAATTCTTCGGAGGATAGAGGAATACTCCAACAGCCACGCTTCGCATTGTAAGAATTGGGTATGCGTATCATACCCGATGTATCAAACGCTACAGTAGGGTCATTACATCGTAATGTACCGATTTCTTTCTCCCATGTATTAATGAGAACCCTTCCAGAATATTTGATTTGAGATACTTCACTGCCCGATTTTGGTTGTAGTGATTCAGCAAGAGGAATCCAAATGTGAAAGCCCCCACCCGAAAACCAAACAAAGTGTAATATTTCTTTACTGAGTAAATAATTATGGAGTCGTCGCACTTCTTCTTGTGGTACTTCAAACGGTACATCTGCACCCTTGTTTTTGAAATCCTTACAATCGAAGTCCATTACAAAGTGATGTATCAACGGAGTGTTGTAATCAACCCTGTGATGTTTAGGTGCTGTGGTATCAGTATAGCCGTAGGCTGTGAAATACACATTGCCCGAACCATTTTTACCACGCCAATACGATTCTAATTCATCAGCGTTTTTTACCATTCGCCGCCAACCTTTCATTCCATCGCTCGGCAATTCAAGGACTTCCCTTGGGAAGTCTATTGGAATGAAAGCCACTCAATCACCGGCTTCTAATAAGATAGTCAGCAATATCGTCTTTCAGTTTGTGGTATAAACTGAGAATGTTCTCATTGAACAATTCTCTTGGATGTATTGTGTAGTGGAGATAGTGCGGTTGTGCTATAGCCACGCTACCAAAATCAATATCAACAAACTCATCTAAAGTGGTTTGACGATATGATTTTCTAAGGAAGGCACTTCGGTTTTCCAAGTTGCCACCCTTACCTTTGTACAAACGCACTACACAAGAGCCGTTTGCTATCTGTTCATTCAATACATATTCCAACAATGTTATTACTTCATTCATTCTTTTCATCCTCCATTATTTCGTCAAGGAACTCATCGGTCAAACTCCAAAACGAACAATCCGCTTTGTAGTCGCACCAATTACACTTGAGAGTTTGTTCTTCAAGTGGAACTTCGGGCTTCGATTTACCCAACCAAGGATTAGGTGCAAAGTCCATATCTATATGTGCCTTAACGAGTCTTTCTAAATTTTTCTCCACTGATTTCATCGTGGAAGAATTTGCTTTTTCGTAGTGAATTTTCGTGTTTTCACCGCCCTCTATGTTACCACCCGGAAATTCCCAACCCCAATGGGTGATAGGTAGGAATTCGTGGTGGTTACTGTTCTCTAACATCATGCGATAGAAACCCATTTCTTGCCGCATGTTGCTCATCTTATTCTTTTTCCACTTACCTGTTTTCAATTCCATAAGTGCATAACTATCGTCATCGTGTCTAAAAATGGTATCTATGTAACCATTCATGTGAATAGGAACAGGTGTGTTATCAATCATAACAAACCTCGTTGCTTGGATATTTGCTTCAACCTTCGCTGGCTTCCAATACTTGCCGTTTGTTTGAATCAGCCGTTCAAACTGCCAATCCAACCATTGTTCGATTTGGTCTTCTTCCCCATAAGAATAGGGTGTAGTAGGCATGGGAATAGTATCATAGAGAAGTTGCTTGGCCTCATCATATCTTTCATCAGCAATTAACTTTAGAGCCTCGTCGGTCTTATCGAAGTTCGCCCAAAAGTATTCCACCATGTCGTGAACATTCAAACCTCTATCATGGTAGTATCTTTGTTCACTCCGTAGCCCCTTGAACTTCTCAAGGTAGTATTGCTGAGGACACCATGCAAATGTACCAAGGCTTGACTTCGTTACACGGAGTATCTTGGTCGCATCCTCTAAAGGATTCCAAGCGTAAGTGCTGTTCTTGTAGGATTCAACCTCTTCCCAATGACCTGTTTCTTCTCCGTACTCGTCTATGGTTTGACGACTATCATCATCTTTAGGATTGTATCTCATGTTTTTCACCGAATGTTTCTAAAAATATGAGCGATTACATCAACTGTCCAACCGTCGCCTAACACCTTGTATCGTTGTGAATCGCTAAAACCCGCAGTATAACCGTTAGGTAATGTCTGTAATCTTTCGCATTCAACGGGAGTTAATTTTCTGTAAATGTTTTGATTATCAAAAAGAGTATGTTCTTTGAGAGAATAGGTTTTTGTTAAACAGTTCATCTTCCCATCATTTCTTGCGACCAACTCCTTGCCTCTTCTTGGAGAAAAATCTCTTCCATATTTATGTTGATATTCTCTCCTAATTTTTTTGGCTTCTTCGGTTCTTCTTTCCGTAAGAGCAAATGGTGTAGCGACGCTTCGGAAGTTTTTGTTTTTTTGACTAAGATAGTATTTTTCATCAACATTATCTTCGATTATATCTTTGAGGAAAATACCCTTGTCTTGTGGTTGTTGGATGTTTGGTATATTTGTCCAATAATATCTCGGTCTATTTTGTGCTGACACTAAATTGGAATTGATGAGAATAGGTTTTACGCCTAAGTATTCAGTAATAATGTCACGCCACTCTCCCTTCATTTTAACATTCTCCAATAAAAAATACTTCGGCTTGTGATGTTCCAAGACATCCACGAAATCAAAGAACAACTTACTTCGTGGGTCATTAAAATTGAGTTTGTTTCCGGCGGCAGAAAAGCCTTGACACGGCGAGCCTCCTATAATCAAATCCACATTTTCTAAGTTCCATTCTCTCCATTTGGCGATGTCGCCTAATTGAACGGTGTTTGGAAAATTCTTTTGAGTAATTTTGATTGAATTTTCAACAATCTCCGACGCATAGTAAGTATCGTAAGTAACACCTGCCCGTTGCAAAGCAACTTGCCCACAACTAATACCATCAAACAGCCCCAATGCATTCTTAATTTTTACCATGTGTTCACCTCACCATCTTAACCGTCGCAATCGCAATGCATAGAGCAGTTCTTACAAACCGAACAATTGTGGTCTGCTTCGCAGAAGTTACATTCACTCATTGTCAAACCTCATTCCCGCAGTAATGCAAAACTCAAGCATCTTATCAATACATGAAAAGCAAGCAGTATGCTTTGCATGGCGAACACCGCCACCCTCTTTACCACACAGTTCACACGCCTTCATTCACTCGCTTCCATTCTAAACAAAATCCCACATTCTTTTTGGAAAAATAAATCAAATCATCTAATGCTTGTAAATTAGAATAATGCGTATCTTCATCCTCTTTCAAAAAATTCCAACCAAATAAATTATTAGATTGTAACTTACCTTTATGATACATATTACTTTTTAACCAAAACCATTGTTCATATGCTTGTTCAATCAAATGCTCACTTTCATAATGACATACATAACATAATAGATGAAAATTACCACAATCATTTGTTCCACCCGATTGTAAAGGGAAAATATGTGCTCTATGTAATTCAACAGGGTCTTCGACACCGCAAGCCCAACATTCATTTAAAGGTAATAGCCAATGTTTAGCAATTACTTCTTTGTCGGGTTTAGGTTTGCCATTTTTGTCTTTTTGCCTATAACTCATTTCACACACCTTCAAACATTTTCACCTTGCCATTTAGAGAGTCTTTTTTCTTTGCACTTTTTACACATCCAACCTTTCATTTTTGCATCAGCATAGTCGCTGTACGCACGACAAGAATTTTTTGGAAAACCCATACATCTTCCGCTCATTCACTCTCCTCCTTCACTATCCATGCTGATACTCCATAAACAGGATTAGCACCATAAACACACCAACCAAAATAACTTCTATCATTTTCAGCCTCGTATTTTGCCATTTCTTTTTTACTCCAACGATACAAACACGGTCTATAAAACGGAATATCACCATTTTCGTCTGCATCTTGTAATACAATATCTCCTAAACCTTCATGTGGCGGCAATTTACTTAATTGGTTTTTCATTCGACCAACTCCAATAACTTCTCAACATAGACTGATGCATCCATCAGTTCTTGCTGGAGATGGTTCAACCACTCACGGATAGATAGGACTTCCTCTTCCATCGTTACTCCGTACTTGGTCTTACCAATCTCAGCCCGTTGCTGTATCTTCTCGCATACTTTATCTTCTATCTTACTCATCAAATTCAGCCCCTAAGTATTCCCCTAAAACTTTCTCCATGTCCTTCATTCTCGTGTGCATAATTGTATTTTGCTTCTGCATTTTCTTTTCAAACTTCTTTAACATTTTATTTACCTCCTGTTTAAAATCATTGAGGATTTGTTGTGTAATGACTTCTAATCTATCTTGCGTAAGATTAAGAATTTCAGCATTAACGACACTTGACATGTTATTCATCATGTCTTCAGTATGCTGTTCTATAGATTTCATTCTATCTTCGATAGCAATAATGTCGTTGTGAAATCTGTCAGTTTTCTTCTTCGTCATCGTTTCTTCTCTTCTAATATTTCTGCATGTATCACAGAATTCAACAGCATCGCTCACCTTGATACTCCAAGTCATGAACGGTTTCTTACACCGCTTACATTCTTTTACTAATCCACTCATTTTATTCACCGTCTATGTTCAAATAAGTTGTTAAAACAGTTTTGTGTTGTACTGATTTTTCATCCCAATACTGTATGTTAAAATCACTAAGTAGTGGTTTCCAATGTTCATCAAATTGCTTTTTAGCGTTAGCGAGAACATTCTTAGCGAAAACTACACCGTGTGTAGCACCAACTGTAACCATGTAACCAACAAGTTGATTCATGTCTTGAGCATTGAAGTTCCCTTTCTTAACTTCAAAAACATAAAATGTATCACCACTCATAGCAGTAGCATCCATACTTAAGTTCGTATCTGTTGATTCTTCTGTCTTCACATCTGCCCATATTGATTCCCCTGTAGGTAGTGTTTGGGCTTTCAAATAATCAGCCAAAGCATCACGAATTAAAGATTCACTTACGCTATCATAATTATCACCATCTTCGGGAGGATTAAAAAATGAACTAATTTTGTTTTCTTTTATTGTTTCTGCTATTTCTTTCTTGAGTTCAGCCCAAGTATCTGTTTGTTGTACACCGTCTTTTTTCGGCGTTGTAGGTAAATGTCCTTCCTTAATGACCAATTGACCGACAAGACTATTCAATGATGTGTGATTTTTGGCTCGCCATGTAGTAAGTGGTTCATATGAACGGTGCATAATCACTCTTTCATTTTGTACAACATCTATTCCCCCACCATAACTTTGTTTAGCCCACACACCTTCATGGTCATCTGGACTCATACCAATTGTTAGTTCTGCCACGATGTCTGTTGTTGTGATTTCTTTCTTCATCAAATGAACATTCGTCAAAGTTGTTGGATGGAAGTAAGGTGGAAAAATTGCATTCACTTTAGTTGTAACAGGATTACCTTTAGCGTCTTTCATAATTTTACCATCATTTAAATCCACTTCGTTGATTACTATACTGCCGCCATTTTTGATGAAAAGACCATATCTTACACCCAATGAATCTCTTAGAGAAATAACTCTTTGTGCGGCATAAATATTCAAATCAATATTCATGACAATCTTAGTGCCTGTATTATCTGGTATAGGCATATCATCTTCGATGAGCAAATCATTACCTTCATATCCGTAAATACAATACGAATCAACTCCATCATATGAATTGATTTTATCTAATCCCCTACGAATGTCGGAATTTCCAAAATAAGCGATAGCACTTTTCATACCTACTCCGTGTTCATTGATGCCTTGATTCGTTCTTGCACCTACACTCAAAGCAATGCTTGCATCATCCAAAGAAATACCGCAACCGTCATCAATGACTGATATTTTCTTAATACTTCTTTGTCCAAAATTTTCAACAAGTAAATTGATTGAAATGTTTTTTGCTGATACAATTGCATTATCAATCAATTCATTCAACGCAGTGTAAAAAGTGAATCCACTTTTTGACATTGTGTTAGCCATTAGTTCGTTATTACTTTCCATTTTCAATATTCTCTTTGCCATATTATCACCATAATTTTCTCGCCGCACGAAGTGCTGTGAGTCTTTCTAAATCCCAATCGAGTGCTTCATACACCGATTTTAATTTCTTCTTAATCCACTTATCAACCACAGTGTACCAATCTATAGAATATTCTTCCAACTGTTTCACCTTGTCGTAAGCAATAACATTACATACATCTTGACCATTTGGTACACCATCAATGAATACCCATTTGACACTCTCATTCTTTCCGTAATTCGTACCTAAGTATCTGTTTGAATAGCGTGCCGCCTTCGCTGGATTAGGCACTACTACATCATAATCATCAAGATGTTTTTGTATGCGACCATACGATGCCGCCTCATCAATTTCACGCTCACCATTGTATGTACGCTTGATGTGAGGGCGAACCTCATCAAAGATGGCATCCTCTTCTTCGCCGTTTGAAATCATAGTAAATACTTTCATGAGTATTTCTTTTGTTAGCGGTGGTGCATTCGATGCCTTCAACGAATAACCTGTAACCTTCATGTCACCCGCATCTTCGGGAGGGTAGGACTTGATGCCGAAGTTACGATTCTTAGTATTGGCTGTGAACCAATACGGGAAGAATGCTTCTAATTCAACATCGAGGAATTTCAAATTCATTTCATTCTGTGCAATATCTGTAAGTTTCTGTGCTACATCCTCAGCCTCATCAAACGGAACTTGTATGTAACAAGAATCAGTATGACCTGCAAGACCACGATAACCCATCTCTTCGCTTCTATCCACAAGCATAGTGATAGACTTACGACCAAGATAAGTAATTGATTGAGCGATAGGATAACTTATCCATCCACCCTGCAATTTACTCATACCCACCATACCATAGATAGCATTGACCGCAACCTTGACCGCCATCTGTAACATGTGATAACCAAGTTTGATGTCGGGGTCTGTAGCGTCTTTCATGCGTTGCTTGTATGATTTACGCAAAGCGAGTAATTGACGCACTGCCTTTGGAAGAATACCTTCAATGTCCTGTCGCCAATGGAACACCCCACCCGTACCCGGAATGTGATTACCTTTGTCATCTAACTTAGGTGGAATGTCGAGAGTGAGAGTGTTTGGACCCGGCTTATCAGTAAGCGTAGTCCAACAAAGATTTGCTGATAAAATAATATTTGGATATAGCGAAGCAAAATCAACTAACGCTACATTCTCATGTCGGCCCGGAATTGGTGGCATAACCCATGCGGCCTGTAGTTCGGGTCGTGTTTCTTTGTATGTCGTCGGTGCTTTCATATCAGTAATGCGAGCAATCAACCCACGGAAGTATCGTGATACATTGTGAGTGCTTGCGAACTGAACACCTGCAACCTTCTGCAAGGCTAAGTGGAAATCGGTACAATTGAGTTTTACATCAATATCACGAAGGAGAGTAGTATCAACTAAACAGTAATCAACGAAGTCATCATAGTAATCATCCCAACCATTGAATACAGTCATGCCTTCTATTTCATTGGTAAGTTTGTGTCCTAAGTTTAATTCAACAGCAAACCAATTCAACTTACGCTCTTGTGCTTGCCCCCGCCCCGACTTCTGCCATACACCCTCAAAGCCACTGCCTTCGGATGACATCGCCGCAGTATCAAATACGAGTCTGCCTTTGATTGGTTGTGCTGTACTTTTGTAACCTTCACCGTTTTTCTTTGGTGGTAAAAAGACACCGAGCGGCGACATGTCCTTTCTCATATCACCAAGACGCTCATACAATTTAGGTAAGTCAGCCCACGCCCCTGCGTGAGCAATGAGCATGTCGGGGTCGCATTCTTTGAGATGTGCTAAGAATCCTTTGAGCATTCTATCTTCATTTGGATAAGTCCGAAGTTCGTAGCCTCCATACCTGTCAATGTATTTGTCATCAGTCAAGAACTTCTGTTGGGATTCTTTACTCCATGAAAATACAACAGGTGTATCTGTATGGGTATCAACAACAGCGATAACTGTTATCTCCCCCTTACCATCTGTTTTCCATTCCATATCGTAATACCACTTGCGAGGTACAAATTCTGGAATACCATGTGGGTATCTTTGAATGAGTATTTGGTCAAGATAGGGAAGGTCTGCTTCGCAAGTCCACTTCTCACACATCTCTTTGATTTCCCACACTGCATTTGGATGGTTCGTATCAACTCGCCATAGTTTGCATCCATTGATGTCCTTCGCCACTATGTCGTGTTGTATGCGTGCTTTCGCTCTTACAAGGCGATTCAGTACCCATGTAGGAGCGTTCTGCCTTACCCAACAGAAAGGATAAACATATCCTTCATCTTCGCTGGTAATCCATGTTTCATGTAAGTTACCGTTAGTATCACGAGTACGCTCATAAATAGTCGGCGGGTCATACGGGTCTTCCGAGAACCAATCAACAATCATCAAAAATCACTTTCGTTTATTATCATGAGTAAAGTATTATCTTGTTCAAAGATGACAACGGTATCTTGACCCATGTGTACTCTTGCATGACCGTCATCGAGATACATGAAACAAGTAGGCAACCACTTACCAAAGTTCGATGAGATAGTAGTGTTCGGGCCATCGCAATCATTTGTTGGAATAGTGGTAAATATTCGACCACTAATTGCTTTACCTGCAATGATACCAAACTCTTTCTCACCGCAATGAACACGAAGTTTGTATTCAGCATTATCCGATACCAAACTCTTCATTGAAGAAAGAGAAATTAAATCCTTAGTTTCTATAGAAGCGTGTACTGTAAGTTCATCTTCTGCAAATGATGTCCAATTGTTCTTCAAAGATTTGTCGAGCATTCTTTTCACAACAGGCACTTTGCTTGCTGATATGATGTCATCACTGCTTGGCAGTTGTATCTTGTTGCCGCCACTTTCAATGTGTATGGGCTTTGCTACACTTACTTGTCGAAATTCAACTGTTGGTTGTTTGCTCGCCTTCAAGAAAGCAATTACCTTTTCTAAGAAAACAATGTGTAGCGTGCCTTCTTCTTTGACTGTAGCACCGTTAAACTGTCGCCTAAAGAAATACTGAGCAAATGCTATTTCACCCGTAATTCTTGATGTTGTACAATCTAATCGTAAATCTGTAGCACTCTTGCCGAAGCAAGATAAAAAGTCAAGAAACTTTTTCCTATCAACTAAAACATGTGTCATATTATCGCCTCAAAAAAATGGAAAACGGAAAGGAGATGAAAATGATAAAATCCCCCTGTGAGTAGGTTGAGCCTCTTCCGTTTATTACCCCCACAAAACCATTTTTTTCACTCATGGTAATCCCATAGAGAGTGAATATCACAAACTACCATCGTATAGTTCGGGCAAGCCGAACCACTGTGGTTCTCCATCTGGTTGTGTAACGAATATGGTACGCACTTGGTCTTGAAGTGCTGGATTCGTTTTACACTTGTGGAATCGTGCTTTGTATTCAGTCTTGACAAGTTCACCTTCATCGTCGTAGTGCAACTCTTGTTCTGTCCAAATGATTGTAGGCAAGTAGTTGTTCGTTTTCTTTTCCCATTCGGGTTGCCACGAAGTGTTACTTGATGAATCTTGATTGTACGAAAAGTTGGTGTTACGAAGATGGGTTTCCCAATACACACGAACACCTGCTCTTACAAGACTACGAGATAGTGCTGTAAGTTGGTGGAATCGAGTGTTACGAATAGCCCAATCGGATTGTCGCTCAACACGCTTTGCTTCACCCGCACCACGATTGTCGGCGGCTTCGATACCATCTTTAGCCAAACCCAAATCAATGATACGCATGTTGTTGGTACATACCTCAAGCCATGAGTCAATACCACTAATGAGTACGCCCCATACCGGAGCACCTTCTCTTTCAACACGCTGTAAGATGTATCGTATGATTTCCATAA